TTCAAAAAGTCAGATTCAAAAAAGTTAGAAAAGCTAAGATAAAAAGGAAGGAAATAGAATGAACGAAAAAGATATTGAAAAACTTGCAGAAAAAGTTGCAGAAAAATTATCGAATGTGAAGAAAATAGATAAATATAAAGAGACTGAAGCGATGCTGAGAGCCTATTCTAATTATAAAATTGCAATTGGAAAAAATATGGAAAGAATAAAAGATATTGAAAAGAATGGATTGAAAGAAACTAATGGGAAGAAATTTGTTGAAAATGTTCAAGGCGGACTAAAAAAATATGAAGGCATTCCTGAAGTTGAAATCGAAAGAATTGAACATTTAAAAGAAGAAAATTTAAAAATGGAAAAGAGAATGATTCGAGTAGAAAATGCTTTATTACATATATACGAAGATAAATATTATGATATAATTCCTTTGAAATATTTTAAAAATTATACTATTGAAGAAATAGCTGACGAATTAAATGTAGACAGAAGAACAATAGGAAGAAACAGAACAAGACTAATAAAGGAACTGCAATATAACTTGTTTCCAGAAATATTATTAGATTAAAAGAAATTTATAAGGACTTGACAAAATGTCCCATTGGTGTCCCATTAGTGTCCTTGACATGTCCTATTTATATGTTATAATATGTTAGATTGGAAATTTAAGAATTTGAGATAGCTTTGTCGAGGTGGGTTTTACAAACCATACACCTGACTATCTAAGACAGTTTAAAGACTGTCTTTTTTTATTCGAAAGGAAATGACATGCTAAAGACTGTATGCATAAAATGTAATAGGAAATTAAAGCAGGGCGAAAGATGTAGCTGCAATAGTAACAGGCATAGAGAATATGACAGGTTTAGCAGAGATGAAAAGTCTAAGCAGTTCTATCATTCAAAGGAATGGGGGAAGCTAACGGCATTATGCAAAAGCAAATGCAATGGATTAGATCTTTATGAATTCTACGAGAACAATAAGATAATCAAAGGAGAACTGAGTCACCACATTGTCCCAGTTGAAGATGATGCTGGGAAGAAGTTTGACATTGACAATCTTATATATGTTAGTCATAAGACACATAACTTTATTCATAGTGTCTATGCTCGTTCAAAAGAAGAAAAGAAAGCTTTACAAATAAAATTATTTAATTATTTATTAAAAATTAAAAAAATTTAATGAGGGGTGGCAAAAAAAGTTTTTCGATTTTTGCCCAAGACCGCATCCCCCCCATTCTCAGGAGAAAATGCCAAAAATGAAAATTCAATCAATAGGAGGTGGAATAAATGGCAGGAAGGCCTCGAAAAGTGGTAAGTATAAGCAAAGGAAAAATAGGAAAAGAAAAGATAAAAGCTAGACTGGAACAGGAGAAAAAAATAAAAGTAGGACGTGAACATCTTGCAGAGCCTCCTAGTTGGTTGAGTGAAAATGGAAAAAAAGAATTTAATAGAGTTGTCGAAGAAGCAGGGCATGTTGAGTTACTTGATAATTTAGATCTAGGAATATTGGCTATGTATTGTAATGCTTATGATTGCTATGTAGATATAACTGAAAAAATTCAAAAAACTGGATATTTAGGTATCAGGAAAACTGCTAATGATAAATTTCAGGTAGTGCATCCTTTACTTTCTGCACAGGAAAAATATGTGAAGCAAATAATGCAATGCTCTACTAAACTTGGGCTTGCAACAACAGACAGATTAAAACTGATAGTGCCGAAAAAAGAAGAAAGTAGCACTAACAAATATTTAAAATATTTATAAGGTACTAAAAATGGATAGGACAACAGAATACGCAAAATTGGTTGTAAAAGGTAAAAAAATAGCAGGAAGAAAGGAATACCTAGCATGTGAAAGGCATTTGCAAGATTTGAAAAAAAAGAATTTTGATTATAAATTTAATAAAGAACTTGCTGAAAAAGCAATAAATATAATCAATGAATTGGTGATTGGTGAAGGTGAAGAACAGCAGAAGCTTAGCACAAGAGGATTCCAAAATTTCATAATAGGATCTTTATTTGGCTGGGTTAAAAAGAAAACAAAGGAACGAAGATTTAGAGAAGCTTATATTCAAGTTGGAAGACAAAATGGAAAGTCTATTTTATCAGGAGCAATGGCAAATCAATTTGCAACATTTTCAGGATATAAATTAGGACGGATATTTTGTGCAGCCACGAAACAGGAACAGGCAAATATAGTTTGGGATGAAATAGCAAAGTTTATTCGGAGTGATAATGATTTACAAGAAATGTATAAAATAACAGAGCATGAAAGGACTATAAAATCATTTGTTACAGGGAATGTTATTAAGTCACTTGGAAGGGATACTAAAAGTGCTGATGGATTTAGAAGTATTTTGGCCATATGCGATGAATTACATGCACATCCGAATAATCAGATGTACAAGTTAATGCTTGACGGTCAAATTAATGTTGACGGAGCTTTGACATTGGCAATAACAACTGCAGGATTTAACTTGAATGGATTCTGCTTTGAACAATATAAATTCTGCGAAAAAGTATTGGAGAAAGTGATTGATAAAGAATCACTTTTTATTTTTATCTGTGAAATGGATAAAGACGATGATATCTGGGATTATAACAATTGGGCAAAGAGCAATCCGTACTTGCTTTTTAATTCAGATAATACAATCAATAAAGATATGGTTGCAAGACTTGCCGAAAAAGCAATTGAAGCAAAAGAAAAAGGCGGAGCAGATCTTCTGAATTTTATGACAAAGCATCTTAATTATTGGGTGACAAATGGAGTAGGTGGCTTTGTTGACTTACAGAAATTCAAAGAGTGTGAAAGTGATTTAACTATAGAAGACATGAAAGGCAAGGAATGTTATCTTGGATTAGATTTATCAAGTGGAGGAGATTTGACAAGTATAGCTCTTGCATTTCCGCTGGAAAATGAAAAAATATATATTTATTCTCATTCCTTTATGCCAGAATTAAGACTTGCTGAACATGAAAAAACAGATGATGTTCCATATCGAATGTGGGTAAATAAAGGACTGTTGACATTGACAAGTGGAGCTTTTGGAGTAAAGACCGATTATAAATTTATAATAAATCATTTAAAAGAATTGATTGAAAAATATGAAATTAGGATTTTAGAAGTTGGATATGACAGTCACAATGCGAGTGTGTTTTTACAAGATTTAGACTTTTTAGCATGTGACTTGACAGAAATAAAACAGTCAGCAAAATCTTTAAATGATGCAACAGTAGATTTTCAGCTTTCGGTAAAAGCTAATCAGCTTTTATATGATAAGGAAAATGATTTACTGAAATGGAGCATTGCCAATGCAACTATAACAAGTAACAGTTTTGGAGAAATAAAGATAGACAAACAGGCTCAAAAATATAGAATAGATCCAGTGGATGCTGTCATGGATTCATGGAAAATAATGTTAGTAAATAAAAATGAATACAGTGCTGATTCTGAATTTGATGACTGGTTTGAAATGATAAAAAGAAAGTAGGTGAAATACTTGAGAATACTAGATAAATGGATAGTAAAAAAAGCAATAAATATACTGAATAAAGAAGAAAATAATGAACGCGAAAAAGAAACATCAGGAGAAATAAGTAATTTTTTAAGAGGTGAAAATATATCTGCTGGAAAAGATTTAAGTGAAATAACATATTTTACATGTCTGAAAGTTTTAAGTGAAAGTATAGGGAAATTATCAATCAATTTAAAAGATAGTGATAATAATAGGATATATGATCATGATAGCTTGCAGATGTTAAAAGTCAGACCTAATAAGTTTATGACGCCTACGGCTTTTAAGGCTTTGATAGAATATCACAGAAATCATTCTGGAAATGCTTATGCTTATTTGCAATATGAAAAGAATGGAAAGCTGGAAGGAATATATCCGCTTGAAAGTAGAAATATGCAAATACTGATTGATAATGCAGATATCTTTCAAAGAGGAAATAAAATGTATTATAGATATTTAGCACCTAAAACCGGGAAGACTTATATATTTGAGGATAAAGAAATATTGCATTTTAAAGGTGGACTGAGTGAAGATGGCCTTGTAGGTAAATCAATCAGAGAAACTTTGGCGAGTACACTGAAAGGCGTTAAAATAAGTCAACAGTACTTAAACAACTTATACGAAAAGGGCCTTACTGCAAAAGCAATTTTGAAATATACTGGAGATTTTGACAGTAAAAAGAAAGCAATGCTTGTAAATGAACTAGCCAATTTTGCTTCTGGAAATGACAGTAGAGGAATTATTCCAATACCGCTTGGAATGGATTTAGTTCCCCTGGATCTTAAGTTGACGGATTCACAATTTTATGAACTGAAAAAATTTACAAGCTTACAAATTGCAGCGGCATTTGGTGTTAAACCAAATCATTTAAATAACTATGATAAGTCAAGCTATGCTAACAGTGAAATGCAGAACTTGACTTTTTATATTGACACACTTCTGTTTATTCTGAATCAGTATGAGGAGGAATTTAACTATAAGATGCTTTCAGAGGAAGAAAGAAAAAAAGGATTAAGATTTGAATTTAATGTAGCTAGCATATTGAGAGGAGACCTGAAAACACAAGCCGAGAGCATAACGAAATATGTTGCAGGGTCTATTTATACTATCAATGAAGCAAGAGCTTATGCTGGACTTCCTAAAGTGGAAGATGGCGAAAAGATTCTTGTAAACGGAAGCTATGTTGAATTGAAAAATGTAGGTAATGCCTATTTGAAGGGAGGTGAAAATAATGAGTGAGTTTTTAAGATTTAAGAATTCTACAGAAACTTCAGTTGACATGTATATCACAGGAGATATCCTTGATGACAGTTGGAAAGGCTGGTCATGGGGGGAAGATGAAAACACATATCCTTCAAATGTGAGAGAACTGCTGAAAGAATGTAAGGGTAAAAATTTGAATGTATATATAAATAGCGGTGGTGGTGATGTTTTTGCAAGTGTTGCAATTTCAAACATGTTAGCGAGGCATGATGGAAAAACAAAGGCAATAGTGGATGGTTTAGCAGCTAGCGGAGCGAGTATAATTGCTTTTGGGTGTGATGAAGTAGAAATTCCTGAAAATG